TGTTATTGGACGTTTGATCATGAAGAGAGCGCTGTTGTAACGCGCAAAATTGATAAAGACTGCACCATAATGAGGCTCAATAATGTCTAGTGTCGTTAAAGCAGTCATAGGAATTGCAGCCATTGTCTTTGCGCCAATGCTAGCGCCGGCTTTACTTGGTGGGTTAGGCGTTGCAGCAACGGCAGTAACGCTTGGCGTAGCAACTGTAGGAATTACAATGGTTGGCGCGTCATTGGTTGGCAGCTCCTCTGGCGGCTCTATGACAAGCGCCGTAGATCAAGCTGGTGTTGATGGTTATGCCGGCGCAAAACTGCAAACTTCAAAGTCTAATTTAACGCCAGTTCCAGTGTTATACGGCGAACATAAAATTGGTGGCAACATCATTTTTGAACATACCAATGCTGGCACTAATTCAAATAGTGATGAACATGGTTATAACCGTGATTATTGGGCTGTTATGATTTTGTGTGATCATGAAATTAATGACGTAATAAATGTGTTTGCTGGTGAAACAGCAATGAATGAAATTAATAGCACAACATTTGAAACAGAGTACGTGCATGTTAAATACCATGCGTATTCGACCAGCGCGCGTAATATTCAATCAAGCAATTTTTTTGTTATTAATACTGCTGGTGGATTAAGTGGCAGCAACTCTCCAAGTTTGCCATCAATTTCAATACCAGCTAATGTAGCATTCTTAGCAGTCCATCAAGTGTTTGATGGCGAAGAAACTAAGAACACAGCGCTTGAGCCTATAACAACAAAAATACAAGGCAAAAAAATAAGATCTCTCGTTGGCGGCGGTGGTGCAGTAACTGTTCAAAGTGTTGGTGGAGCAAATAAATACTTTATAAATGGCGTACAACAACCGACTTTAGAATTAATTGAAGGTACTACGTATGTTTTTAATTATCCTTCTGGCCATCCATTTAAATTTTCAACAACCTCAAATGGCAGTCATGCAAGCGGATCTGAATACACCACTGGCGTTACGCATAACAGCTCAACGCAGCTAACAATTGTTATTGCTGCCAGTGCGCCAACTTTATATTATTATTGTTCTTCACATTCTGGGATGGGCGGCACTGCTAATACGCCGGCTGCATTGCCATCAACTTTAACCTATTCAACAAACCCAGCTGAAATATTACTGGATCTACTTGGAGATGGATTAGATATTGCAGATACCGATATTGATATGGCTAGTTTTTATTTATCAAAATTGGATTGTGTATCTGCTGGATTTACTTGTCATATTGCTTTAATACAGCAAGCTAATATTCAGTCAATCATTGCAGACGTTTTATCAACGTGTAGAGGCAAAATCTTTCACAGTGAAAGTAAGTGGAAATTTAAGATTGATACAAAATCACAAATTCTTGCTGACACTTTAACCAGTGATGATGTTATGAATAATACTTTAAATATTTCTATGGCCGGCAGCGGTAATCTTGCAAATAAAATGATCCTTAAATATGTGAATCCAGCAGATGAATATCTAAGCGCTCGCGTGGTAAAAGAAGATTCAAATCTGCAAACTTTTGATGGCCAAATTATTGAAAAAACTTTAGATGTTAAAGCTATAAATAACGCCACCCATGCTAATAAATTATGCGAGATAGCGCTGAACTCTTTGCGTTATAGCGAGGACGCATCTGGCAATAGACTTAAACAAACGCCGCTTTCAATTAGTTTTGCCACCAGCGTTAAAAACGCCCATCTTGAAGTCGGCGATGTCATTAGTTTAAATCATGCACTGCTAGATCGAGTTCGCCAGTTTTTGATTTTATCAACCGCTACGGATCAAAGCGGCGTTATACAAATAACAGCAAGAGAATACGCAGAAACACATTTTAAAAACGCATCTGGTAATTACTTAATTTAAAGGAGATATATGGCATATTTAGAAACCATCAATTTAGTCAAAGGCGATGATCTTCCAGCGCTTGAAATTATACTGCGCGATAGTAATGCAGCAGCTGCCGGAAAGGTTTTAGATTTAGGCGATCCGACAACATGGGCAACGCTTAATTTAACCGATGTCAATGCCGTGCGCTTAAAAATGAGAAAAGTTGGTTTAGAAACGTTAATTGATACCATTACCTTTACCCGCATTCAGCCTTACAGCGGCGGCAAAATTGTTATGGATTGGGGTACAACTACGCTGGATAGTGGCTTTGGTGACTACGAAGGCGAAGTCGAAATTACTTATACAAATGGTAAGGTTTTAACTGTGCCAGATCTTTTTAAATTTAATGTCAGAGAGCAGTTTTAATGATTGGCGCAACGATTACTTTTATTAGAGCGAGTGCTGATTGGAGCATTGTGCCAAATTCAGAATATGAATTTTACTACGATACCCTGTCAATTGGTGACGCCGCAGCAGTTGTATTAGCAAAGGCAGAAGGAGATAGTTATCAGTTCACTGATGTTGCTATCGTTCACGCCAATAAAGGTTTAGGCCATGCAATTAGTTTTGCCGACAGCCTTGCTAGAAGCGTTGAGTATTCGCGTCAATTTACAAGCTCTTTTGCACTGGATGATACTGCGGAAACGGATAAAGATATTAATGCAAATAAAGGCAATATTGCACAGCTTAGTGATGTCTTGCTTTACGATTTTGGAAGGCCAGTTAATGAAACTATGGATGGATTTACCGATGTATTAGTAAATCATTTTAATAAGCCAGAAACCGATGATTTTGGTTTTTCTGATTCTCTTGCAAGAGTCGTAGTTTGGTCAAGAGGATTTGGCCATTCGTTTGGTTTTACAGAAACAACAGCACTTTCTCACAACAAAGTTTTGGCTAGTGCTTTTGGTATGGATAGTGCAACGTTAGTTAATAAAAACTACACCGGCACAAAAGGAAATGTTTTCACGTTTAGCGAGCAAGTTGCTATTTCGAGAACTCATGGTAAGGCGCTTGGAAACATGATGCTAGGAACTTTAACTCTTAATTAGGAGATTTTATGATAAACGATGGATTAAAAATGACAGGCGCAGTTGCAATAGCGCTTAATGGTGAGGTGGTTCGAGAAATCCCCAACCTCGTAGTTACTGCGGGCAAGGGTTATGTAGCCTCAAGAATGAAGGACGCTACGGCAACGGCTATGAGCCATATGGCAATCGGCACGAATAACACGACCGCAGCTGTTGGGCAAACAGCATTAACTGCTGAAGCTGCTCGCGGCGCTTTAACAAGCACCACGGTTTCAAATAATACGATTGCATATGTAGAAACGTTTGCAGCTGGTACAGGTACTGGGGCAATTGTCGAGGCGGGTGTTTTTAACGCAAGTTCTAGCGGCACGATGCTATGCAGAACTGTATTTGCAGTAGTTAATAAAGGCTCTGCGGACGCAATGACTATTACGTGGACGATAACTGTTAGTTGATATTTAGATTAAATAAATAGGAGGTAGTCACATGGCTATTGTAATGAGTAACAATGCTGCATCAACTTTAGCAAGCGGCATATCGAGTGGCGCTACCTCCTTTACGGTAGCATCTGGATCAACGTTTCCATCTTTATCAAGTGGTGACTTTACGTTTGTCACTATTGGCACTGAAGTTATTAAAGTTACTGCTAGATCTGGAGCTAACTTCACGTGCGATCAAACGAGTGCAAGTCATAGTTCGGGTGATACGGTTGAGCTTAGAGTAACGTCAGAATTATTAAACGCCTTTTCTACTGATGCAGAGTCACTAGCAAAGGCTGGCGGCGAAATGTCTGGCAATATTACTATGGCTGGATCACAAACAGTTGATGGCAGAGATTTATCTGCTGATGGTTCAAAGTTAGATGGAATCGATACTGGTGCAAAGAATGATCAAACTGCCGCTGAAATTAAAACGCTTTTAGAAGATGGAATTGATAGTGTTCACTATGTTAATGGAAGTATTGACACAGAACACATAGCTGATGACCAAGTTACCGCAGCTCTTTTAGCCAACTCAATTAACACCGATATTGCTACTGGCGTAACCGCAAATACAACTGCTAATGCAGCACTTCCTAAAGCTGGTGGCACTATGACAGGTAATCTTGTTATGGGTACGAATTTAGTAGATGGTATAGATATATCAGCAAGAGATGCTGTTTTAACTTCTACAACTACAACTGCTGGTGCTGCACTTCCTAAAGCTGGTGGCACTATGACAGGTGCTTTGGCAATTACTACAGCAGACAATACTGATACGCTTACTGTAATATCTACTGATGCTGATGCAGCTTCAGCACCAAACTTAGATTTTTATCGTAATTCTGCTTCTCCAGCCAATGGTGATGGAACAGGTAAAATTACTTTTAGAGGTCGTAATAATAATTCTCAAGATGTTGACTACGCAACAATAGATACTTGGTCAACCGATGTATCAGATGGTACTGAAGATGGTGAATTTATTTTACGCACTATAAAAAATGGAACATCTAACAATGTTTTTGCTGTTAACAGTACGGAAATAAAATTAAACGAGAGTGGTGTTGATTTAGATTTTAGAGTTGAGTCTGATGGGAAAACTCACGCTTTTTTTGTTGATGGAGGTACAGGTACAGTTACAGTAGGAGCTAACGCAGTAGGCACAATGACTACAGACAATGATGGCTCGTTTGCTATGTCTGCTAGTAACAACTTTAAATGCACGCCTTCTGGAAACTTTACCTTAACGTTTACAGCTATTGTTGCCCAGTCTGGAAACATTCTTTTAATTAACTCTGGTGGCCATACCGTTGCAGCGCATTCAAATACTAAAGTGGATGCTACATTGTTAGCTACTGTATCTACTGCGGGTACTTATTTACTAGCTTACTTTTCAGATGGTACTAATGTTTATATGACCAATTCAGCAGCTTATGCGTAGGAGATCTATATGTCTATAATTAATTCAACCGCTATACCTAATGGTGCTGTTGCTTACGAGATAGAGCAGAGTCTAAGGTTTAATAATCCCGACAATGCTTATTTGAGCCGAACATTTGTTACACCCACGAATAGAAAGATATGGACTTTTAGTGTCTGGCTTAAACGTAGTGTATTTGGTGCATATCCTAGAATTTTCTCTACTGCTACTGGAGCTGGAGGCAACACTGATAATATAAATTTTATGAATGATAATACACTTAGATTTATATCAGATTTTGGTCAGTTAACCACTACTCAAGTATTTCGTGATCCAAGTGCTTGGCAGCATATTATGTATGCTTTTGATTCAACTCAAAGTACAGAGGCTAATAGACTTAAATTATATGTTAATGGAACACAGGTTACGAGTTTTACAACAGCTAACTACCCAACCTTAAATGATGAAGTAGATTTTAATAGTGCTATCGTACACGATATAGGAAGAAATGCTCCGGAAGCAAATCAAAATATGGATGGCTATCTAGCAGAAATAAACTTCATAGATGGTCAAGCAAAAGCTCCAACAGATCTTGGTGAGTTTGACGATGATTATGGACATTGGAAGCCCTTAGAGTACAAAGGTTCATACGGAAATAATGGATTCTATCTACCGTTTAAAAACGACTATACAGTAGAAGGTTTTAGTACAGTTACTTATAGAGGCGCTGGAGTTACAGGTCAAACAAATTATATTGGCGGTGTTGGGTTTTCAAGTGGCCTCACGTGGATAAAAAGTAGAGGAACAGGAAGTGACTCACATCAATTGTATGATTCTGTTCGTGGGGTTACTAAAAGTTTAAAATCAGACGCAACTGATGCTGAATTAGCTAGGTCTACTGGCTTAACTGGTTTTAATACTGATGGTTTTACTATTGGTAAACACGTTTATAACAATAGAAATACATCTCCTTATGTAGCTTGGAACTGGGATATGGGTGGCTATAATGGTGTTAAATTTACACTTGCTGCTGCAGGAAATGCTCAACATTCAACTGCTCAAAAGAAGTTTGGTTCAAGTAGTATTCTTTTTGATGGTACTGGAGATAGAGTTTCTATAAATCCATCTTCTTCAACAGATAATCAATTCAAGTTTGGTTCTGGTGATTTCACTATGGAATGTTGGGTGAGATTTGATGTCGTAACAGGAAGCCAAACACTTATAGATATTCGAGGCAACCACGGTGATTATATACAGCTTGCTACTTCAGGAGCTAATCTGTACGTTTATGGTTCTGGTGTAACTGACTTTGCTAGTAGTTCAAGTATTTCAACTAACACTTGGTATCACGTTGCAATAGTAAGATTTGGAGGAACTATAGCTATGTATCAAGATGGGGTAAATGTAGGTCAAGATACAACAACTGGTGATGTAGGTGATACTGATTATGCTGTTAATATTGGTATGTATAGAAAAGCAGATGGCAGTGCCGAAGGAGAAGCATTAGACGGTTATATTGACGAGGTTCGTATTTCCAGAACAGCAAGATACACAGCAGCCTTTACATCACCTACAGCTATTTTTACTGCTGATGCAAATACTTTATTATTAGTGCATTCTGATACAACAAATGGTTCAACAACTTTTGTAGATGCTTCTGGTGATGCATTAAATACAAATGGTAGTATTCATTCTAATGTATCAGCAAATCCTTCTTATGGACAGAGCATAGTTACTTATACAGGAACAGGAAGTGCAGCTACAGTAGGACACGGATTAGATTCTGCTCCTGAGATGGTTATCTTAAAGAGAAGAAACGCAACAGAAGAATGGGCTGTTACCCACACAGGTCTTACCTCTGGAAATATAGTGTATTTAAATGGACTCGCCGGTGAAGCAGCAGATTTAAATAATGAAACTTTTGGGAATTTACCTAGTTCTCTAACTTCTACAACATTTGGTATTGGAACACACGCAAGAGCAAATGCAAGCTCTAGTACTTATGTAGCCTACTGTTTTCATAGTGTCACAGGATATTCCAAGTTTGGAAGTTATGATGGTGATGCTACAGAAAATGGCTCGTTAAGTGTAACGACAGGATTCGAGCCGGCTTTTCTAATGGTTAAAAAGTCTAGTGGAAGTGCTGGTTGGGTGATGGTAGATAACACAAGAACTCCTACTAACCCTAGAAATAAATATCATTATGCTAATACAAGTGATACAGAGGCTTCAGGCTCAATATGTAACTTTACATCTACTGGATTTAATTTATTAACAAACTTAGCTGGAGTTAATAGTTCAGGTGGTGAATACATCTATGTGGCTTTCGCTGACAAACGAGAGTACGCATACTGGCTAGACCAAAGTGGCAACAACAATGACTGGACAAGTAATAACCTAACAGAGTCAGATGTAATGGTTGATAGTCCTACAAATAACTTTGCTACTTGGAATCCAATTAGCACAGCAGGTACTTATTCTGAGGGTAATACTAAAATATTAACTACAGTATCTGGCACGGATGCTGAACAAAAACAAGTAATTTATGGTTCTATATCTGTAGATACAGGTAAATATTATTGGGAACATCATCTAAATACTGTTTCAAACGCTCTTTGGATTGGCACTTCGGGTAATCAATCAACTAATCGTAAAAGAGAAAATAGCATTGGTAGTGTAGGTGTTAATGCGTATGGTGCTAGTGGTAGAGTATATCCCGGAGTTGATTCAGAAAACACAGCTCCAGATACTTATGCGGCTAATGATATTATTGGTGTTGCTTTAGATATGGACAATAATCGTATCTATTGGTCAAAGAATGGAACTTGGCAAAGTAATGGAACTGGTGCTGGTAATCCAGCAACAGGAGCTAATCCTTTTGCACTAGGTGCTGGTGATGAAACAGGTCAAACACCTATGATAGCTGTTGATAGCACTTCAGCAAATGCAAATGTATCTGTTAACTTTGG